ATGTTAACTGTATTTAATTGCGGACAAGGTGATGCTATAAAGCTTGAAAGTGACTGTTGCGTTTTTAATTCAGGAAAGCCACTATATATTGACTTGGGCCCGTCAAGTTTCACATGTACTATTAATTCGCCAGTAATAGACCTTCTTATAACACATTCCCACGATGACCATATATGCGGAAAGTTCAATAACAATAACTTTATTGTAGATACCCTTTATATCCCTGCTTACTTTCCAGAAATATATAAAATATTGAAAAAATTATTGAGAGGTCAGTTTGTTAAAATACCAACAGCATTCCAGCGTGTTGAGTTATTGTGGGAAGGTTCTACATTTGGAAAGTGCAGACATATGGAAGTATTGAATCCACCGTTAAATCCGAATGATATTTTTAGCAAAAAAAACAACTTTGAATTTTCACTGCAAGAGGTTGAATTATTTTTAGAACAAAATGGAACAAGTGTGAATGACATTGTCAATCAGGACACTCCGTTTAACAACATAACATATCCTGAAGGATATTCCGGAAGAGTTTTCGTAACAATAGCAGTTAGCATAATAAAACAATTAACACGCAATGGTAATGTTACAATAGAAAAAGCAATTAAGAGATTTCTCGAGTTTGATGCAAATAAAATCAGTGTGGTATTTAAATATTATGAAGAAATTTCAGGGTTGGTATATTTAATGACTGGTGATGCAGATCGCTCTGTTTTTAATCGCTTAATCAAAAAAAATCGTTGTTTAAAATCAGATGTTCTAAAAGTCCCTCATCATGGAAGTATAAAAAACTTAAGCAAAAGAATTTTATCTAAAATTTCACCAAGCGTGGCTATTATCTCTCATAACAATGGAAAATTTGGCAAAGCTCAAGATACTCACCCCAACACTGGAGTAATAGATATGTTAAAAAAATCAGGTTCGGCGGTGTATTATACTAACGATGTAATAAAAAATGGAGTTTTAACCGAGAGTGCCCACTCTGGACAAATAGTAAATGCTGCTACGGTTATTATATAAGGCATTAACAAAGTATCCGTTCATCGCTCAAAGCACACTGTCAGATTTGATGGTGTGCTGCCAGTGAAAACCGTCAGATCAGGTCTTAGCTAGTACATATTAATAGTACGCCCTTCAATTAAGGGGCTTTTATTTCATATCGTGTTCCATTGTCTTCAATAAACATAATTCTGACTCCCTGCTATATGCTTCCTGAGAACATATCCAACTGATTTTCGCCGTAATGGCTTTTCGGAAACGCATTCTCCGGCAGGCGGAATCCTGCCGGCAGTGGCTGCGGGGCGGGCTTTGTTAAATACCGCTCAACACTGGTCAAGGTGGTAAAAGTACAGCCGCACAGTATATTTTGACACTGGTGATAGCTGCGTTTCGTTTCTACAGTTACCGGCTCGCTGGTGCGAGTCCAGGATGCGGCGCCGCATTTTGGACAATTAAACGCCATTGTAAAACCTTGGTTCGGGGGTTTGCCTGTTCCAATTATATCACGTTAAATTAGTTGTCTGAATTATCACCATCCACCATATTGTCATTATCAATTTTAAGCTCTAATTCAAGCTGTGTCTGAAAGCCGCCCTCACCTATCTGATGCACCACCCGGGCAATAATCCATTTGTGATTATCAATCACCGATTTAAAGCCGTTTACCGTGGCGGGCATTTCCGGAAACAGGTCTGCCCGGCCACGCGCCAGCGTGATAGAAAACTCCGCCGCCCCGCGTTGCAGTTTAAGCCACTTTGCCGCTGCCGCCCGTTTTGCCGCTGTCTCTGTTTTAAAGGTCTGACGCATCACAAAAACGTTACCCTCTGCCCCTTCCAGATATTCACCCTCTTTACTGCTTGATTTTTCTTTCTTTTCTTTTTTCGGTTTTTTACTTTTACGTTTCTTCCGCTTCACGCTGGTTTCCGGTTTTTTCCCGAAGTTGAGATCCAGCCAGTTCGCCTTTACGCCGGTGTAAGCGTCCCGGTCAGCCACGCGAAAGCTGTGCTTATCGCCGCTGTCACGGGTGATCACAATTTCCGGTATCGGCTTGCCGCTGGCTGACAGCCCCCGGTTCGGGATGATAAACAGCAGGTTCCCGTTTTTGATAGTGGCAATGGCGCCCAGCATTTCAGCCATGCGTGACAGAAAGCTGATATCGCTTTCATTGGTCTGGTCGGCGTGGTCTATTTCAATATCAATCAGTTGGCGGCTGACTGCCGGTGTCAGGTTGTAGCGACCGGCGATAGCGCTGACCACCTTACCGACTTTGATATCGTGCCAGCTGTATTCTCGCTTAACGTTGAAGTCCTGCCGGAAGTCCGCAGACCGGGCTGTAACAATTAACTGGTCAGGCGGCCCGGAGTGACTAACCTCATCCACGGTAAAAATACCTTTATGTGTCAGAGGTTCACCACGCCAGCCGATAGCGACACTAACCTCAACCCCACGCGGCGGCAGCTCTATTTTCCCGTCAGTATCATCAATGGTGATTTCCAGCGTGTCAGCCTCAAAGCCCCGGTTGTCTGTCAGTGTCAGCCCCATCATGCGCCCGTTCAGGCTTAACACCTGCTTGCCGCCGATAGTGATATCAAAAGCCGGTTGCTTTACCAGTTCCGGATCAAAATATTGTTCAAACATGCGCCCCCCTTATGCGGACACTTTCCCACATCGCGCGCGCGTGGCTGTACCGCTTTTGCTTGTCACACGGATATCACAAGTGAAAGCGCATGATTTAGCAGGGTTTTATCATGACAATAGCGTTACTTCTTTTTTTGTGAGGCTGAATTATGACTTATCATCACGGCGTGGAAGTCAAAGAGACAACCAAACTCACCACCCTGATCCGCGATATAAACACCTCTGTAATCGGTGTTGTCTGCACGGGTGATGATGCTGATGCGGAACAGTTTCCGCTTGATACCCCCGTACTTGTAACCCGCATCCGTTCAGTGCTCGGGAAAGCAGGTAAAACCGGTACCCTGTATAAAACCCTGAAAGCCATTTCTGACCAGTGCAGCCCGAAAGTGATAGTGATCCGCGTGGCAGATGCGGCCAATATCCAGCCCAAAGAGGGCGAGACGGCCAAAACTCAGGATCAGCTGGTTATCGGCGGTAATGGTGCCGATGGCCGCTATACCGGCCTGTATGCGCTTCTGACAGCAAAAGCCAAAACAGACGAGCAACCGCGCATCCTGATCGCCCCGGAACTCGACACAAAGCCTGTGGCGCTGCAAATGGCTATTTTTGCTGAGAAGCTGCGCGCATTCGCTTATGTGTCCGCCAACGGCTGCACCACGATTGCCGAAGCGAAGGAGTACCGCAGTGATTTCAGTCAGCGTGAAGTGATGGTGCTTTACCCGGACTGGATTGGCTACAACAGCGAGGCCGGTAAAAATGAAGTAATTCCCGCGCCTGCTGTGGCGGCCGGTTTGCGTGCCCGTATCGACGATGAACAGGGCTGGCACAAATCATTATCCAACGTGCCGGTTAACGGCGTTCTCGGCATGTCTGCGGATGTGTACTGGTCGCTACAGGATAAAGATACAGATGCGAACGACCTGAACGAAAAAGGCATTACCACCCTGATAAAAAACATGGGGTTCCGCTTCTGGGGCAACCGGACGTGTGACGAAGAGATTTATTTCTTTGAGGTCTACACCCGCACTGCGCAAATACTGGCAGACATGATCGCGGAAGCCCATTTCTCATACGTTGATAAACCGCTCACCCCGTCTCTGATTAAAGACATTATCGACGGCATTCAGAAGAAAGGGGATCAGCTGGTTACCCAGGGGCGCTTACTCGGCTTCCGCTGCTGGTATGACCCTGCCGACAACCCGTCAACACAGTTACGTGATGGTCACGCGATCATCAAATATAAATATACGCCGGTGCCGCCTCTTGAGCGCCTCGGCCTTGAGCAGACCTTTACCGATGAATATTTTGCGGTATTCAATCAGTTAGGTTCAGGAGCGTAAATCATGGGAATGCCTAAAAAACTCTTTATGTTTGACCTGTTTATTAACGGTCAGACCTACCTTGGACAAGTAGAAGAGGTCACGCCACCTAAACTGACGATGAAAACCGAAGATTATCAGGGTGGCGGAATGCTCGGTGCCGTGGCGGTCAATCTCGGCTTTGATGCCGGGGCGCTCGACATGGACGTTGCAATGGGCGGTCTGAATATCGAACTTATCAAACAGTGGGGCGGCACCATTGACAGCCTGCAATTCCGTTTTGCCGGTTCCTACTATGACGATGCCACCGGAGAGACAACCGCGTATGAGATCCAGACACGCGGACGTTTTAACGAACTTGACCAGGGCACCGCCAAGGCCGGGGATAACACCCAGCATAAATACACGCTGAAAAATACCTACTGCAAAATCACGGCTGATGGTCAGGACATTTTCGAGCTGGATTTAATCAACATGAAATGGATCGTTGACGGCGTGGATCGCCTGGCAGAGCACCGCGCCAATATCGGCCATTAATTTGACCCGCAGCGTCACGCCGTGGCGCTGATTACAACGCTTATTCACAGGAACTATCACTATGTCTATTGTTAAATTTAACAGCCCTGTCACTCTGAAAAATGGCAACGTCATTACCGAAGTTACGATTACTGACTCTATGCGTCAGGCCGGAACCCTGCGCGGCCTGAAAATGTGGGATGTCGCCACCGGGGATGTGAATTCTATGATCACCCTGCTCCCGCGCGTGACACAGCCGCGTCTGTCAGAACAGGAACTTTCCTCAATGCCGGTTGATTGTTTTTCTCAGTTGGTTAACGAGGTGGCGAATTTTTTAGCACCGAGTGCCCCGGACGACGAGACCCGCGAACCGGAAGAATAATCACCGAAATACCCACCACGGATATTGATGACCTGATCGCCGATATCGCCGTGGTGTTCCACTGGCCGCCGTCCGCTTATGACGAAATGACAATTTCAGAGTTAATTAAGTGGCACGGCCTTGCGGCGGCACGCACAGGACAGGACGAATGACAGATCGCAATCTCAGCATTCGGGTAGCACTCAACGCCGTCAATAACTTTACCTCACCGGTGAGTGCTGCACAGCGCAGCGCCGCCGGTTTTGCCTCTCAGATACGAGCCACTCAGAACACTATCCGTAACCTGTCTTCACAGGCGGCAACATTTGACCGTCTGTCACAGTCAGTCAGGCGAAATACCACGGCTTACGAAGAGGCAAAGGCAAAAGTTCAGGCTCTGCGCGACAGCTACCCGGCATTAAATCAGCGCACTGAAGAACAAAAACGCGCACTGGAACAGGCACGGCAGGCGCGTGACCGCCTTGGCCGTTCTCTCGACAGTGAAAAACAAAAGCTACAGGCTGCGGCGGCGCAGCTGTACCGGCACGGAATATCTGTCCGGAACAGCGATAACGCCACAGCACAAATCACCCGGCGTACCGAAGCTTATAACCGGCAGCTTGAGGCACAACGCCAGCGGCTGGCATCCGTTACCCGGGCACAGGCGCAGTACGAAAAAGCAAAACAACTGAGCGGAAAAATGGCAATGGGCGGTGCAGCAGCCGCTGCTGCCGGTGGCGGTGCTCTGTATGCCGCATCCCGTGTCATGGCTCCCGGTCGTGATTTTGACGAGGGCATGTCCGGCGTTCAGGCACTGACCCGCCTGGATAAAAGCGATCCGCGTCTGAAGATGCTGCGTGACCAGGCGCGGGAACTCGGTGCAAGTACCGCATACACGGCAACCGATGCGGCATCCGGTCAGAGGTTTCTCGCAATGGCCGGTTTTACTCCGGAAGCCATTAAAGCCGCCCTGCCCGGAATTTTGAATATGGGTCTGGCCGGAGACATGGATCTTGGTGAGGCTTCCGATATCGGTTCAAACGTCCTGACTCAGTTCAAGATGGATGCTGACCAGATGAACCGCGTCTCTGACGTTCTGACCGCCACCTTTACCCGCAGTAACACCGATTTACGGATGCTCGGCGAAACGATGACTTATGCCGGACCGGTTGCCGCACAGCTCGGGGTCAGTCTGGAAAGTATGGCCGCGATGGCCGGTACGATGGCTGATAACGGGATCCGCGGTTCAATGGCAGGTACGTCACTACGTGCCGGTTTATCCCGCCTTGTTGCCCCTGTCGGCAAAGGTCAGAAGGCAATGGAGCAGCTCGGCGTATCGATCAAGGATTCTAACGGCCAGCTGCGGGATGCCGGGGATATCCTGAAAGATGTCGGCAAGGCACTGAAGCAATTCGACCAGGCAAGCCAGATCCGGATTAAAAAGGAGATATTCGGCGAGGAAGCAATGGTTGGTATGGGTGCGGTTATCGACGCAACCGGGAACGGCCGTTATGACGAACTCAAAAAAGCCAACGAAAACAGCGGCGGTGAAGCGGATAAAAACGCCAAGGTCAAAATTGACAACCTGAAAGGGGATTTGAAGCAACTGCAATCTGCCTGGGAAGATCTCGGCATTCAGATGCAGGAAAGCGTTGATTCCCCGCTGCGTAATCTGGCGCAAGGTATTACCAATGTAATCAGCAGTATCGGTAACTGGATGAAAACACATCCTGAATTATCCGCTGCACTGATTAAAGCCGGTCTGATAATTGCCACAGTCACCGCTGCTCTCGGCACACTGGCAGCAGGTGCTGCCGCTGTTATGCTGCCGTTTGCAGCTATGCGTCTGAGTCTTTCTCTGTTAACCGGCGGTCAGGGGTTAATGGGTGCTGTTGGTGCATTCGGCAAATTCTTTAACGTGATAAAACTCGGTGCATCAATGGCATCCGGTGCCCTTTCGCTGTTAATGAGTCCTGTCGGGCTTGTCGTTGCTGCAGTAGTCGGCGCGGCATTGCTGATCTACAAATACTGGGATCACGTAAAAGCCTTTTTCGGTGGGTTCTTTGAAGGTCTGATGACCGCTCTCGCCCCGCTTGGTGAGGCATTCAGCGCGGTATTCGGCGGTCTGGCACCGGTTTTTGATGGTATCTGGACAGCGATAAAAAAAGTATGGGACTGGCTGTCTGAATTGTTTGCACCCATTAAAGCCTCAGATGAAGCAATGCAGGCATGTACCACAGCCGGAAAAATATTCGGGGAAGTCGTCGGTATTGCTATCCGCGCCCTGCTTGCTCCGATAGAACTTGTCGCAAAGGGGATCGGCTGGATTCTGGAAAAACTCGGCATGGCACCAAAAGCCGCCGAGGATGCCGTAAATAAAATCAACAAAATGAAGCCCGTTGAACTCTCCGCCGAAGATGCTGCGAAGCTGAAAGGCCAGGGCGAAAAAGTAATGAACCTGCTCACGCCTAAATGGAAACTGCCGAAAGGTGCCAGTGACTTTATCGACGGCGCGGGTAAAAAGGTTTCAGACGTTGCCGGGAAAGCGAAGGAAAAATTAACCGGCGCGTGGGATGAAGCTATTAAAGAGGCGGAGAAAAAGAACAAACAGAAGGAAGCCACAGAAGCAGTTTACGGCTCACGGGTTTATGATCCGACAGCGAAAAAAGACAAAGACGGTTCCGGCTTCAGCAGTCCGGCAGACAAGGTGGCGAAAGACCCGAATAAACTCGGTGAAATCGTCTTTAAAAACTTCCCGGCAATTAAAGCAGTTGACGGACTGTATCAGGATCCGTCTGTTCGTTCTCCATCTGCCTTTAAGCGTGTACCTACTCCGGATATTGCAGCATCAGACTTCACCCCGGCAAAAATGGAAATGCAGCGCCCCGCTGCACGGCAGGACATTAAACAGGAAGGAGATAAAATCGAGCTGCATTTTCACGGCGTGGATATGGCAAACGCGAAAAGTATCGCGGCAATGGTACGACAGGAACTGGAAAAACTGAAACGCACTCAGGACAGTCGCCGCCGGTCACAACTCACTGATATAGGGTAACCGCTATGATGATGATTTACGGTATGTTTGTTTTTATGCTGGAAACCATACCTTACCAGAACTTACAGCGATCAATGAGCTGGCGTTATGCCAAAAATGACCGTGTCGGCCGTTCCGCAAGCTGGCAGTATATCGGGGCGGGTGAGGATAAGATCACCCTGAACGGTGTACTGCTGCCGGAAGTGACTGGCGGTGATATCTCACTGGAACTTCTGCGCACTGCCGCCTATCGCGGACGGCCTTACCCGCTGATTGAGGGTACCGGCATGATTTACGGTATGTACATCATGGACGGCCTGAACGAAGGCCGGGCAGAGTTCTTTTCCGACGGTAAAGCCAAGCGGATAGAGTTCAGTATTTCCCTGGTGAAAGCCAGTGAGGATCTGCGCGAACGGCTGGCAGAGATGGAATTCGGGGATTTGATGGATATGCTTCCGGTGTCGATATGAAATTAGTATATTATTTTTATCCTATCCAGTGACTTACATAACATTATTTCATGTACCTTTTGCCTGATATCACTATCCGTTATAGCATATTTTCACTATTTTTATGTTAATGGTTAAATTTTATGGATAAGCGATATCAGGTTTTTGTTAGTTCCACTTTTACAGACTTACAAGAAGAACGTCAAAATGTGATTCAGGCACTGATGAGTATGGATTGTATTCCAGCGGGTATGGAGCTTTTCCCTGCTGCTGATGAAGAACAATGGGATTTCATCAAAAAAATTATTGATGACTGTGACTATTATTTATTAATAATTGGCGGCCGCTATGGCTCAGTTTCAGAGGATGGCTTTAGTTACACCGAAAAAGAATTTGACTATGCCGTTGAAAAAGGTCTGAAAATAATAGCTTTGGTACACGGAGAACCTGATAAACTTCCTTTTGAAAAATCAGAAAGTACACCAGAATACAGAGAAAAATTACTCGCATTCAGAAAGAAGGTGACAACAGGACGGTTGGTTAAATTTTGGACTGACACATCAGCTTTATCAGGATTAGTTTTACAGAGCTTAATAAATGCGATAAAGATATATCCTGCTATTGGATGGGTCAGGTCAAATCAGGTCGCAAGTAATGAATTACTAACTGAAATCAATCAACTCAGAAAAGAAAATGAGAAATTGAAAATTGAATTATCTAATAATAACACTAACATTAGCAGTATGATTCATAATATTGCCAATCTTAATGATGAATTTATTATTCATGGATTTTATGAATATGAAACCGGCGAATACCCTTTTAATAGAATTAAAACAGAAGAGTTTGAATATAGCATTTCATGGAATAGAATATTTTCTATAATCTCCGCCTATTTAATAACCGACCGAAATAGCCAAGATGTAAACAATGAACTAGCAAAACGAATACTAACATTAATGTCGTTATCTCAATTATCAGGGAATATAATTGATTATGACTTTGAAACTATCATTGTTCAGTTTCTAGCTTATGGATTAATTAAAATAATTCCATTAAACAATAGTCAATCAATGTTGGCTTTATCTGATAGCGGTCAATCCTTAATGCTACAATTGCGCACACAAAAATCTATTGGTAATGAACATTAGCATTAATAAAAATCGAATCAAAAAGGATAATTAAATTGGTTAAAAATATATACTTTGATGAATCAGGATTTACTGGAAATAATTTACTTTCTAGAGAACAACCATTTTTTAGCTATGCAGCAGTCATTACTGATGATATAGAAAGTAAAGATTTCGTTAAATACATCATGCAAAAATATTCTGTAAATTCTAATGAGTTGAAAGGTAGCACATTAGTCAATAGCAGAAGGTTTCAACCTGCTGTAGATGAAATATTGAATCATTTTAAAAATAGAATGCGTGTAATAATTAACCAAAAAAAATATGCTCTCTCAGGTAAGTTTTTTGAATATATCTTTGAGCCTGTACTAGCAAAAAAAAGCTCTATTTTTTATAATCTTAACTTTCATTTATTTATTTCTAATATTATGTATTCTTCATTAATAGCTAAAGATGAATACTCCGAATTACTACACTTACGATTTGAGGAATTTTCTCGTGGTAAAATCTCTATAGATGAATTCATTAAGCCTGTTGATGGCTCAGAATACTCTTCCATTATTACTGACATTTACGATTTTGCTAAGAATAACATTTCCATCATTACAGATGAATATATTAGTTTAGAAAATGCAGGTATCGATAAATGGATTTTAGACCTTACGACTACTTCTCTTTATCATATTTTATGTGATATAAGTAGCAAATATGGATGTGTAAGAGCTATTTGTGATAGTTCAAAGCCATTAATCACACAACAAGATTCATTTAATGCAATGATTGGTAATGAAAAAATCGTATACGAAACAATAAATAAAAAAAAAGTACCAATTACCTTCAACCTTTCTGAGCCAATAATATTAGCTGATTCAAAAACTACCTATGGAATACAGATAGCGGATATAATAGCGGCTACAAGTGTTTATGTTCTTAATAAAAAAAACTCAAAAGAAAAATATTTTAATAAATGGCTCAAACTATTTGAGGAGGAAATTTATTACTGGCAATGCTGTGTTGTTCCTTCACCTAATAATATAGATCCTGAAAATCATAAAAACCAGTTAAATAGATACATTCTACACGAGATTGCAGAAAAAAGTCGTAACTCAATCCCCGTTCTTGATAATATAGAGAACGATATAATAAAAATTTCAACAAAATTAGCTATGTTAAGATAATGGTAAAACATCTTTATATGATATGTGTACTTGTAAAAATAACAAAGGGCCCCCCCCTTTGTTGTTTACTACGGTTTCTGCGGCCAATCCATATCCGGTGCGAGGGAGGTATCCACGGCTTCCAGTAGATCCAGATAATCCAGCCAAGCGTTTAACAGTTCCAGTTCATCTGCTTTGATTCGTTTCAGGGCGAGTTTTGTTTGCAGCATCTGGGTTTCGACGTTAACTTCAGCAATCAGGTATTGTTTTTGAGCTTCTGCCTGTTCGATAAGCTGGGCTTTTGTTGGCGGCGGATTCGTAATTTTATCGGCCTCATTCTTACTGATAGGCACCCAACCTACAGATACTTCAGCTTTCCACGAATCTTTGTTCATCGGCATGATATCAAGGCATCTTACTTTACCGTCCATATCTTTGAAAAATTTTTGCTCTATAACTTCTGTTTGCATTACCGCATCTCCGACCACGAATTAATATTCAGTGCCGATTCTTCAGCTGGCACAGTGATGTAATATGCAGAACCGGCCGGAACAAAGGCAGACACGGTTGCATATGTATACCGACCCTTTTCTCCGAGAACCTGAACCTGATTTGTTCCGACAGGAACATTATCGACATACATTTTCATTGAAACTAAACCAGCAATGCCATTTGATGCCAGACAGACAGCAATATAAATACCCTTTCCGGTATTATTTGTGTACACGGTATCTATCTTCCGCTGTTCTGTCATTCCATACCATTTTTGGCCAATACCAAAAACCTGATTTGTATGTGCAGCAATGCCGGTTCTGTCTTCAGGAATAACGGTGTAACCCGTTTTTCCGTTATTTACTCTTAATATACCGCTATCCCCGTTTTGTGAACGGTACAGCTGTAATTCATCATTAGGATAATTTTTGTGCTTATACGTAAATTCAGAAAATAAATTATTATTCAGTGCACGTTTCTCATTTACCTGAGCATTAGTCGCATAATCACCTTTAGGCTGTAATTTACCGACCTCTGTCGCCAGCAAATGTTGTGACACCACCTTGCCGGTATCATTTCCCAGTTGCTGAGTGATATCCGCCTTATCAATCTTTTTCAGCATTTCCAGCTTAAAGAACGGGTTCAGGACATAATCACCAATCGGCTGATAGGTCTGTGCGGCTTTAGCCTCTGATGCCTGAATTGCAGCATCAATACTTTTGGTCACATACTCCCGCGTTGCCAGCACCACGGACGGATCCACTTTCAGGGTGATAGCCTGTGTATAGCTGACCATCAGCACCATCTGAATAACCTGTGTCCGGCCTGACCCTTCCTGTAAATTCGGTTTATAGGTTTCCGGAGCGTTGCCGACTGCGATCAGACCGCCGTTATCATCAAACAGGCCGATTTCACGGATAAACCAGCCGCCCTCATTTTCAGGGATCACCTGTTCAGCAATGATGAAATTCGGGTTTTTCTCGTCAATCGATACCTGATTGACTGCCGCCCGGCGGGTTTCGCGGACTAACTTTGTTTGTGCCGGATCAGGAACCGGCAGTGTGCCGCCGCCGTCACCGACCGCCATTGCGGAAATATTCATCTGTGTACCCAGCGCGACAGCGTTCGCCAGCTGTGCCGCGCCGTAGTTCGTCAGGATAGCGAAATACTTTGCTGTCATGGGTTTATTCTCACTTTATCAATGGTTATCAGCGCGGCACCGAGATAGTTCGCGCTTTCCACCCGGACGGTTTCCGGGATATACGGATAAACAGTCAGCGTGTCGCCGGTGTTGGTGGCGGCACCGCAGTAAAAATTGCCGGATGTGCTCAGGTTAATAGACAATCCCAGCAGGTGGCGGCTGACTGGCTTTGCGTCGAATATCAGGCGCTCCAGCTCGTAATAGGTTTCCTCGGTGATGCCGGTTTCCGACACGCCGACCGTCAGGCGGAATGTTCCGTTACGGTCGCCGGTTTTCCACCACTCAGTGATGCTGATCAGATAGCCGAGCGGCTCCACGACACGCCGCAGCGCCCCGATGGTGCCCTTATGCTTGTGAACGAACATTGACGCCTTGATAACGTCCCGCTTTGTCCGCTCCGGCCAGTCAGCATCCCAGCGGTCAACCGACCACGCCCACGCCAGATACGGCAGCAGAGGTAGCGGACAGGTGTCCGGATTGACCAGGGTTTTTAACGGCACCGGCACGCGCTCTATTTCTGCGCAGGCTTGTGCGGCGGCAAGCTCCAGCGGGCTGGAACCGGTCGGCAGCAGGCGGCTACTCATCAGAACCCCCGACCGTCACTGTCACGTCAGTACAAAATGATGCCTGCGTATTGCTGATCACGATATCTTCCGCCGGGCTTTTCAGTTCGACGCGCTGAACCCCCTCAACATGCAGGGCGGCGTAAACGGCTGACAGCCGGATATCACGCCCGATTCTGTGCTGCTCTTTCACATACCGCGCCAGCCGTTCCCGGGCGGCGGCTTCTATCGGTTCAGATTCCGGTGTCGGGAACAGATACAGCGCGGCATCAATCGAATAATTCACAATTTCAACGGACTGCACGGTGACGCGGTCAGCCACCGGGCGCACGTTTTCATCATTCAGCGCCTTATCAACTATCGTCAGCAGTTCTGGCGGCGCGGTGCCGTCACCCTCACGGGACAGCACGCTGACGGTCACACAGGCAGGCTCCGGGCTGATTGCCGAGGCATCCGCGACCAGTCCGGAAGCACTGCGTGCATGAAAAACATAAGCGCCGACCGGCCCGGCAACACTCATCCCTTCAAACGCCTGCGGGATGCGCATCCGGAAATCAGCATCGGATTCATAAACGGCCGGCAGTGGCGGGATCACGGTATCGTCAGCCTCCCGGACAACCAGCCGGGGAACGTTGTTGTTTGCGCCCAGCTGATCCAAATCCGCCCCGTAGGCATAAGCCACCATACAGGCGCGTGCGGCTTCATTGACCCGCTGGCGCAGCAGCATTTCCCGGTAAGCATTTTCCTGTAACAGTTTGGTCAGCGGCTCGGATTCCAGTTGCAGCACACGGGTGACCGGCGCCCGCAGTTCTTCCGGCAGAGAGGCCAGCAATGCGGCTTTGCGCTCAGTAAAAATCTGTTCGAAATCTAACGTTTCGATCACGTCCGGCGGCGGTAACTGGCTGATATCGATGGTTGGCATGATTACCCCCGTGGAATTTCTGCCGTAAATGGCTGGTTATCGGTTTTTGTGCCCTGAAAATACAGGGTCGGCACGTTGCTTTCGTCCGGTTTTACTTCAATGCGTTGCAGGCTGATACGCGGCTCCCAGCGCATTAACGCCATATAACAGGCACTCATGACTTTCAGGCGCGTTGCCTTGTTATCCGGTTCATCAATCAGCTCTGACAGTAACGAACCGTATTCCCGGCGCATCACGCGGGAACCGATCGGCGTGTGCAGAATGTCGTACATGCTCTGCGTAATATGCGCATCGTCACTGATGGCCATACCCGTTTTTTTATCAAAGCCGCTGTATGTCATACCGGTGTGTCCGTATTGCTGTTGCCCCGCTCTACCCCGCTGTGTTTATGGGTATGCAGCGTGACACCGTTAGAGTTAATACTGCCTCTGGTATGAGTAAAGTTACCGGTCATTTCACCGCCTTTTTCCACATTCAGGGTGGCGCACGTCAGGTTGTCTGAGCACACCACTTTCGGGGTATTAAAATTAATCTGCGTGCTGGCCGTCACTGTCACTTCCTGGGCAGTGGCATCAATTTTTTGCGCAGCGTTCACCGTGGCTTTCTGAATGCCGGTCACCGTTAATTCACCTGTTTCCGGCTCGTATTCGATCACAGCACCGTCACTGAATGTTTTGTGCATAGCCTGTGCGCTGTGGCTCGGTGCCCCGTTTGCATCGCTGTACAGCGAGCACAGCACAAATGCCGTGGTTAATTCACCATTCACCGCCCCGATTATGACCTGCTCACCGGCAACCGGCGCCCACCATGAGCGCCCCGCTCCGGCACGGTCAGCGCCCCAGCGGATCCAGTCGGTGAGAATGTCCCCGGTTCTGACCCGGCAGACCATCTTTTCAGTGTCCACCTCTTCAACCACGCCCACGCGTAACAGGTTGGAAATAAGGCGTTCCAGTTCATTCAGTGTCATCGTGAGTTCACCAAATCCTGATAAATAAGTTCCAGCAGTCCGGCACGTTCGTACTGCGACAGGCCGAGTAATTCACGTTTCGGGTACTGTGTCCGCGCCAGCTCGTTAACGGCACCGGTGAGGCCGTACTGATGCTGCCGGGCAATGGCAGCGGCTTTACCCTGAAATCCGACAACGGCGGCATCCGGAAAAGCCTGTGCCCGTAAAAACCGGGCAGTGCGCAGCCGCTTAAACATCGGATCACCGCGCTTTGTGCTGCGGCGGGTTTCTGACAGGTCGATTGACAGAAAGCGCTCAATATCTTTCCGCATGAATGACCGTACCGCGCCGCGCTCTTCGTCATAGCCGGTAATCATCCGGCCGTTGCGCCCTTTGGTGTTACGCCAGCCCCGCAGACGGCGGACTTCGCCCTTATACAGAAATTCAACACCCTGCTTTGACCGCAGTACCCGGGTTTTTCTTGCCTGGTAAGGTGAGCCGTCCGCATTTTGCTGACTGCGGATCCGTTTCTGCTGGTCTGTCCGGATAGCTTTTGCCAGTTTGGCCGACAACCGGCGGCGGTATGCCGGGCTTGTCGTTGACAGCAGCCGTGATAATTCGGCATCCAGCTGTGAAAACAACACGGTTTCGTTACTCACGCTACCCCCTTACACCTGACGCGGTTTAAATTCCGGTTCAGGCAGATGTGTTACGGTTTCCTCTCCGTCTCCGCCCTCAACAACAACACGTTCGGTAACGGACAGCACTATCAGAATGTCGGCTGTGTCGTTGTCCAGAATGTCAGCATCAAAACGGATCCCGCCCTCGCGTTTGTCCGGGTTAAATATCAGCGCCGGTTGTTGCTCCCGCACCCACTTCAGCACCGGCAGCATCAAATCATCCAGGGAGTTCGGGTAATCCATTGCCAGCAGATTCAGCTTGTAGCTGTACATGAAGGAATTTCCCGGTCTGCCGGTGGCAATAAGGTTTCCCTCTGAGGCGTAGACCTCCAGTGATTCCGGATTCTGCCGGAAACGCGGCTCCCGCGCCGTCAGAAATTCCCGCAGTAACTTCGGTTTCAGCATCACTGCCCCCTGTAGTGGTTAATCGCACTGACACAGCGCTTTTCAAGGCTTTTACGGTCAGTACCGCAACTGTTATCTGTCAGCAGACAGACCGATGAAATCAGAAACACAGCCAGAAAAATCAGGGTACCAATGACATAACAGATTGTTTTCATGGTGATACCCTGCACTGTTTTTCCAACTCCCTGACCCGTGATTGCAGATAGTCTAATTTTGCCTGGTCGCTGATGATTCCGGCTCTGATATCGAAAACAGTTCGTTCAGCTTTTTCAGTGAGTCGGATTTCGGTTCCATCGCCCACGCTGCCGCCGCCGGTATTTCTGCCTGCTGACAATTCACAGGTGGCAAGATCGGCACCGGTGAGCCGCAACCGGCGAGCGCCATCACGAACGGCATCACGCAGATGATTATTTTCCTCAAGCGCATCTTTCAGTTTTCCTGTGTGTCTGGCGTCCAGTTCGGCAGCTTTACGCTGTGCTGTCCGCATCCGTTCCGCTGCCGCATCACTTTGCTGTTTCGCTGCCAGCGTCAGCGCGTTTAATGTGGTCTGGTGTGTGGTGGTCAGTACGGCGATTTTCCTGTCGTAGTACCATTTCCCGCCGACAGTCAGCAGTAACAGGCCAACAATGGCATAGGTCGAAAAGCCGCTCTTATTCATCATCCAGACCCCAGCACGCAAGCGCAGCCTCCTGTTCCCGACGCAGCACCTGACCGTAACAGCCGTTTTTCTGCCCTTTGGTCTTCCGGCAGTCTTTCCCGCCGTCATAGATCCAGTGTTTTATTTCCTGACAGGCACCGCGTTTATCACCGGCATTCAGTTTTTTATAAAATGTGGATGTGAAACATTTCCCCGGGCCGATGTTATACGGACAAAAGCTGGCAATACCGGCAATCTGTGCATCATTCAGCGGCACATGCACATTGCGTAGCACCCATTGCACCGCCTTTTCAGCTTCAGCGCGGTTCACTTTGGCGCACTGTTCTGCGGTCAGTGTCATGCCTCGCGTTACCGGCTTGCCGTCAATCCGGGTCACGCCCCGGCAGATAGTCCAGATGCCGCCGCCGTCCTGATACGCGGTCAGCGAGTTACCTTCTTTTTCATCCAGAAACTGATCAACAATGGCTGTCGCTCCGGCTCCACCCAGCAACAAACCGATCATTACTTTGCTGAATACATTCAGGTTATTCTGTTGCATCACAATTCCTGTTTCGGTGCGGTAATGAAATCTTTTGCGGATTCGCCGCTGACACCCTGCTGTTTCAGTGCCGCCACATAATCCGCCCATATCGCCGTGCGCTGCTGCTGCGAGCGCCGGTTAAGCAGGTAATTCAGCACGCCGAGCGCAATACTGACGGCCAGCCCGATTAAAAAGCCCATTTCATACAGGGAAAGCCCGGAGAAAAACGCGCCAATCGTGGCGAAAAAATAGGTGAGTCTGCTGTGTAATTCGTCCATCCCTAATCCCACAATTGAACGGTATCTTTCTGTTTCGGTTCGGTGATATCCGGCATTTCCACCCACTGCCCCGGACGTAAAACGGTTGCCAGACACAGACCCGGATTCGCATCAAGCACCTGCATAACTACTCCCTGCGTGCGCCGGTAATGCCGGTGACAGAGTAAATCCACGGTATCGCCCTGCTGTGCCTGTACTTTCATTACGCCAGCTCCGCCACCATGCGCCGCAGCCCCATCAGATCACGGACGGCGTTCTGTCCGTCACGGCGCAGATCATCAATCTGCGTACTCAGGGCTTCCGCGTGTTTTTCACCTTCGCGGGTTGTGTCGATATCACGATAATTTTCAATCAGATATGACTTTGTGAAGCTGTAAACCGCCTGGCGGTATAAAAATAAATGCCGGGTTTCATCGTTGACCGGTGTTGACGGCACATCACCCAGCGTTTCCGCTGTCTGCGCTGCCTGCCATTCTCTCAGCAGATCATTGACATACAGGGCGGCACTGGTCGCCGCGTGCTTCAGTCTCGCGGTGGTAACCGTGCCGTTAACCCGCATAGCCCAGCGCAGATCAGACAGTGTGATGTCCGGGTAAAACGGGATGGTTGTCACCACAACGCCCTTGTCACTGATATCTGTCGTTTCATCGGTCGGCGCTACGGCCTTGGGTGCGACTAATCCGCTCATGGGATCACCTCGGTAAAAAAACGGCGGTGGACGATGAGGACGCAGTAATTAACCCCGCCTCATCGTGCCGCCGTGGCACACGGGGGTGCATTCGGTTATGACGCGGCTTTTTTCCGCGCCGTGGTTGGCTTTTTAGCGCTGCCCGGCTTTGGTTTTGTGCCGGTACCTTTCGCCGGGGTATTTTTTGCCGGTTTCTTTTCCGGTTCCGGCGCAGCGTCCTGTTTACTGTCGTCCGCTTTTTTCAGCTCCCGTTGCAGCAGTTCAATATCCCGTTTCACACCGGATTTGTTGTGCAGCAGCAGCGCACGCTGTAACAGCTCAAGCGCCCGGGCTTTATCTTCCGGCTGCTCACTAAGGCGTAATGTGTACGCCAGTGCTTTACAGAGTTTTGCCTGTACTTCATTCGGTACATCATGGTATTCAGTCAGTGTTCTGACGCGTTCCAGTACCGGCAGCGGGATCAGCTGGTCAGCACCGACACCGGCAGAAAACAGCGTCAGCGCTTTATCACAGATTTCATCGATCACCATCACCGCCGGTGTGCGGTTGTAGCGTTCCGGTAACGGTAAATTGTGTGCCAGCACATAACCGGCCATATCAAGCGCCCGGTCATAGTTTTCGCAGTCAATCTGCCAGACCAGAACGGTTGTAAAAACCTCATCCGCCTGTCCGGTATTGGCCGCAATAACGCCGTCAATCCACGGTTCATACTGATCCAACACCGTTTTCTTATATTCAATCTTGAACTCAGTGCCCTGAATATCGCTCAGGCGTGACTGATCGTGACGCAGACGGTGCAGGATCTGCTCGTATGCCGTCATGTTTACGGTTGTTTGTTCGCTGCCCCGGCGCTCTGCCATGACTCTTTGCCAGTGCTCCTGAGCAGGTGTTAACTGTTGCATTGCATATCCCCCGATAAACACCGGTGCCCGGCGGCACCGGCTGTGACAATGTTATTCGCCGCTGCTCTCAGCTTCGGCGTAAGTGATACCTTCAATCAGGCAGGCGAGGCCGTAATCTTCCACGGCGTAACCGTCATTACTCTGTGCATAGGTGGCAATACGGTTATATTCCGGCTCATTTTTAATGAAGCGGTTTAACTTGCCTTTCTGCCAGTAAATGGACAGGTTTTTCATGGTGGTGATTAACACAGCGCCATCCGGGAAATACGGCACCTGAACAGACGGAATTCCGCCTACGCTGCTGAGTTTCATCAGCTCGTTACCGGCCATCAGTTCCATATTCGGATTTTGCTGGCTGTGCTGATTGATGATTTTGAAGTTTTTCTGTGTGACCAGCTGACGACCGACAATCGCCACCAACCCGGCAGCGTTGCGGTGCCACGGGTCGATCAGGTTGTTTACCGCGTCATACACAACAGCATCAATATTGGCGTAACTGCCTTTTTTGATGATTTTCCCGTCCTCATCGCGCGAAGTCAGAGAGATATTTTTCATCACACGCTGCGGTGCCCGTTCACGCACAAGCTGCAACCAGCCGATATTGACGTCCTGCAGTAACGGGTTTTTCTGACGATCTGATTTCGCCGCACACTTAACCCCGTTAAAACCAATCATCAGGCGGTCAAGTCCTTCACGCTGAATAATCTGCTGATTAATCAGGCTCTGAAACTGAGGGTGCCCCGCCCAGGCGTCGAGCTGGGTATACGGGATCATTGTGTCAAAGTTGGTTTGCGCACATTTGAATGTGTTTTCTTCCATCCCGAAAGCCTGTGCAGGCTCGCGGCGGTCTGTGGTTGACGTATTACGGCTGGCAATTGGCTGACTGGAAGCGACCAGAATCGTTGACCCTTCTTGTTCAGTCACACCGAATGAGTTGATTTCTTTCAGGAAAGGGCTGCTTTCCATCACGGCTTTTTCAATCTTCTGCTGCACTGACGGATCAACAGAAAATTGCAGTGATTTACCGTCACGGACGGCATGGTTTAAACGCGCCTGATTGTCCAGGTAGGACAGATACGCTTTATTTGCTTCAGGTGTTAATGACATATCAGTTTTTCCTTAAAATTCAGACTGAACGTAACCGCCGTTACCGGTGGAAAGCTGGCGCTGTCCGTTATCCGCGTCAGTGCCGCCGAGCTGCGTTTTCAGGGCGGATAATTCCTGTTTCAGAGTCGCGACTTCACCTGACAGCGTTTCTTTTTCTGCAGTCAACTTCTGCATGACCGTTAACGCCTCTGCACAGGTTTTCGCGGTCAGGTTGATACCTTCCTGTAACGCGGCAATGTCGTGATTGCTGTTTTCACGCTGGATCCCGAGCACTTTTTTCAGTCCGGTAAGGAATTCAGCTGCCAGTGATTTCTGCTCTGCCTGCTGCTTTTCTGCTGCGCTCATCTTCACGACAGTTTCCAGTGATGCGGTATAGGTATTTTTCGCATCTTCCGGCAGGCCGCGCTCACGGTTACTCAGGGTGATAACCTGCGTGCCGAATGCCGCCGGGGTATCCGTCAGGGCAACACCGGTGAGATATGCGCCTTTTGCGGCATCGTTCGGGCAGTCCGGCAGGAATTCGATACTGGAAAAAATCTTCTGGCCGCTTTCGTTCAGGGCGATTAATGGTGCGTCTTTGACCGGGTCAATGGTGGCGGAGATTTCCAGCGCCAGTTTTCCTTTTAACGGCCCGTCCTGTAACTCAAATGCACGGGCAGAATCGATCATAGAAAAATGACGCCATGTACTGTCAGGTAACACACTGGTGATGTGTTCCAGATTGATACGCGCGGCGTACAGCTGCGGATTGTAGTTGTCAGCCATCTGCTGAATCTGGTCACGCGTGACAGCAAAGCCGTTTAACGTGCCGCCCTCGGTGCAGACGATGACCTGTAGTTTTTTATTGTCTTCTGGCATGGGTTTTCACTCCGGAGATAACGACAATTCTGTGTGTCTGTATCTTCGCAAGTGCTTGTTTCCGGTTCAAAAGCTTTGCCTTGTGACATCGGTGTGACAAGTGAAACCCGTGGAGGTGTACGCGCGCGATGTGGGAAAGTTGACGCATGATAACTGACTCTCAGCGCGATCCGCGGTCGGAAGCGAAAAGCCTGTACTGGCAGGCGTACAGTATTTCACAGATAGCGTCACACCTCGGTGTGAGCGCCAACACGCTCTATTCGTGGCGCAGACGGGATAAATGGGATGAAACCCACCCGGTTCAGCGCGTCAGTGATGAGATTCATGTCCGTATTCTGCGGATCCTCAATAAAAAAGACCTGACCGCGCACGATTTTAAAGTGATGGATTTTCTCGGCCGTCAGATGGCGCGGCTGAACAAAGAAAGCGACAAGCAGGAGAAAGAGAAGAAGCCGAAGACGCCGAAGAACCACTTTACCGAAGAGCAGATCGAACAACTCCGGCAGCTGGCACTTGAACCGCTGTTTGAACATCAGAAGAAGTGGTTTAAGCAGAAAAACCGCCGTAACCGCATGATTTTAAAATCACGGCAAATCGGCGCGACCTGGTATTTTGCCCGTGAGGCACTGCTGCACGCACTGGAAACCGGCAATAACCAAATATTCCTGTCAGCCAGCCGGGCACAGGCGCATCAGTTTAAAGGCTTCATTATCGCCCTCGCGCGGCTCGTCGGCGTGGAGCTGAAAGGCGGGGATAAAATTATTCTGTCCACCGGTACAACATTCTATTTTCTCGGTACCGCTGCGGCATCCGCACAGTCCTACACCGGGGATCTCTATTTTGATGAGTTCTTTTGGGTGGCTAACTTCGCCGAACTACGCAAAGTGGCGGCGGCTATGGCGTCACAGGTCGGATTACGCCGGACTTATTTCTCTACCCCCTCATCTGAAGAGCATGAGGCTTATCCGTTCTGGACAGGTGACTTCTTCAATGAATCCCGGCCTGAATCCAAAAAAATCAGCATTGATACCACACACAAAACCCTGAAAAACGGTGTGCTGTGCGGGGACAATATCTGGCGGCAGATTGTCACTATCCATGATGCGATTAACAGCGGGTTTGACCTGATATCACTGGCTGATATCGAAAGCGAGAACACCCCGGACGATCTCGAAAACCTCTATAACTGTAAGTTTGTTAAAGCCGGTGAACGGGCATTCGACTATAACGCCCTTATTTACCGTGGTGTTGATGGTTATAACCGTGATGTCTGGCCGGACTGGAAGCCTTACGCCGACAGGCCGCTCGGTAATAAACCGGTGCGCATCGGTGCCGACCCGACCGGCACCGGCGGCAATGGTGACGGCCTCGGCCTCGCTGTGCTCGCCCCGCCTGCCATTCCCGGCGGGAAATGGCGGGTTGTCGAGGCGCTGCGCTTCCGTGGCATGGCCTTTGAAAAACAGGCCGAGGAAATCAGAAAACTGACACTGCGCTACAACGTGCAGGGGATCAACATTGATATTACCGGTGGTACCGGCGAAGCCGTGTATGAGCTGGTGAAAAAATTCTACCCGGCAGTACAGGGCATCCGTTATACGCCACAGGTTAAACGGATGATGGTGCTTAAAGCACAGATGCTTATCCGTAACGGGCGCATTGAATATGATGCCGGGGCATCACAGATCCCGTCGTCTTTCATGACTATCAAAAAAGTTATCACACAGGGCGGCATTGTCACCTATGCGTCAGACCGTACACGCGGTGTTGATCACGGGGATATTGCCTGGTCTGTTATGAACGTTTTATACGCTGAACCTATCGGCAGTGAATCCGCAGACAGCGGATCCTGTGTATCGGAGTTTTAACCATGAAAAAAAAGAAAACACTTCCCGTCACCAACAAAGCAGAGTTACCCGCTGACAAGCAGTGTGCTGCATTCACCTTTGATAATCCTGTGCCGGTCACCGGTGCTTATGACCTGCTCGACTGCATGGAGTGCGCGAAAACCGATAAGTGGTATGAAACGCCGTTAGACTTCTACAGCATCGCCCGCGCATTCCGTTCAGCGGTACATCATGAATCACCGCTGCTGTTTAAGCGCAACGTTATCATGAGCTGTTTTATCCCGCATAAATCCCTGTCCTATCAGGAAATGAACGCCTACGTTCTTGATTATCTTGTATTCGGGAACGGGTATTTAGAGCGCCGCCGTAATATGTTCGGCGGACTGCTGCAACTGAAACGATCACCGGCCAAATACACACGGCGCGGGATTGACCTGGACACCTATTATTTCGTTCAGACATGGCAGGATGCGCATGAATTTAAGCGCGGCGATGTTTTCCACCTGATCAACCCGGATATTAACCAGGAGATTTACGGGCTGCCGGAATATCTGGCCGGGCTGATATCCGCCAAACTCAATAAATCTGCCACCACATTCCGGGTCAACTACTATGAGAACGGCTCACACGCCGGGGTGATTGTTTATCTTAATGACGCACTGGCCGACCCGAACGGCGTTGAGGATCTGAAAGGCGCATTGCAGAAATCACGCCGTGACGGGGCTTTCAAGAACCTGTTTGTTTATTCAGCCAACGGGAAAAAGGACGGCATTCAGATCCTGCCGTTCAGCCAGATAGCTGCCAAAGATGAATTTATGAACGTGAAAGATGCCACCCGTGATGACCTGCTTGCCATGCACCGTGTGCCGCCGCAGCTGATGGGTATCGTGCCGACCGGCGCGGGCAGCTTCGGGGATGTGGAAAAGGCCGCGAAAGTTTTTTCTATCAATGAGCTGATGCCAATCATGCAGAGCCTGAAATCCGTGAATGACTGGGTCGGTGAAGAGGTGGTGCGCTTCAATGAGTACGCCCTGCTTGAAGCCCTCGGCGCAAAGTAAATAATCACCCCGTATCAGGCGTAGCGTAACCCATCACACGCCGCGCTGACCATCATTGATACCGTGCCATTTGTTTTCACCCGCCACGCTCGCACACTCTGTAAAACAGGCGCAGAAATACGCCTTTTTCATGTGCCGGACACACGGAGAAAGAGCGGCACCCTATCCCCCTCAGCGCGCGATTGCTCCCCCGCCTCGCCCGCACACAAAAGGTGTGCTTTTTTGTGCAGGTTTTGCCACCGGGGCAACGCGCAGCCCGTCAGGGCTTGCGCGATATTTTATATGAACCGGAAATTGTGCATTTTTATGCAAAACTATGCACCTTTTTCATCAGGTTTTAGCACATACTGAATGTCCGATACTTTTATTGCTATCATTAATATTGATTGATTCAATAACTATTTTTGTAAAATTGAAAACGAGCCCGTCATTGGTGGAATTAATTTAGATTAAGTTAACCAGCTTTCATTCTGTATGCTAATAAGGAAACAACATTTTGGGCGTCCACATCTGTAACTAAAGCAGATAATGAATTGTCATTTGCCAGTTCTACTAACATCGCCGGAGTGATACACAAACGACTAGCTAAAGACTCAATATCTACCGATAGGGTCGTCAAAAGAAAGTTCATAGCCTTATGAAAGAATTCTGGTTTTTCATGTTGAATTAAATAATCCTCTTTTTCATCAATCGCTTCCCCTTTTCGCTTGAGACCGAAAAACGCTGTTTTATACTGAGCATCAGTCAAAAGCGATAGTTGATGTGCTCTATAAATCGTTGCTGCCTTACTTACTTTCCAAGTCAATTTAAACTGACTCAATCCCTGCCAATCTATGCGACCGCCTATTGGTCGAGGAAAATATTTTGCCATCGCCGAACGAGGTAGAAGCAATGCCGATGCAAAACGATTCGCTTGTGATTCTGTTATTCTATCCCCTGTTGAAATACCTTCATGTAAAATCAAATGACCTACTTCATGAGCGATATCAAAACGCTGCCGACATGGAGATTTCTTTGCCGTATTTCTCACAATAAACGGCCGACTCAAAGGAACAGAAAGAGCATCCACATCATCAGATACAGAGTCAAAAGAAGTGACAAATGCTCCTAATTTTTCAGCCAATCGCGTCATATTGTCAATCGGCCCGAAACCTAACCCCCAATCACTCCGACATTTTTCAGCTGCTCTTTCTATATCCTCTTGAGTGTTAACTCTAATTTCAGGAAATCTAACAGGTGGTAGATTCAAGTATTCATCAAAAACGTCTATCAAACGACGATATAATTCTGCTTTAGCAAGTGTTGCCCATTTTGTCGCATTACGCGTAGAACTACGCTTGCGAAAATGAACAATTTCTTCATTCACTGGAGACTGCTCTTGCACTTCAAAAAATTCAGGTATAACCCGCAAGACGGCAGCTAATTTATTCGCAAGCTCAGGAGTCGGGACAGCCGAGCCGGATTCCAGCCGCTGAATATACTGGCGAGTCTTGTCGACTCGCTCAGCTACTTGCTCCAGTGACAGCTCGTGATACAGACGAGCCAATCGCAAATTAGAACCGTTAAACACTTTTCACCTACTATATTATTCGTTATCGCTTTTCTTTTCCTTTTCAGGAACAGAAGCACTAATGTCATCTAGTTCAATCTTAACAGGTTTTGGTGGAGTATCATCTGTTGAATGCAGTACAGCAACCCGCTCTTCACCATAAGTCCATAAAGAAAGAACCTCTCCCAATACATTATAACCAGCAAAATGCACACGCCCACCTTCACCTTCGAACTCTGGCTTCTCTGCAACAAAACGCCAAATTGTCGGAATAGTGTCTTCTGGTGCAAAAAGCTGATCTACACAATTTCGACGAAAGAAATTAGCTCTTTGCGGATTGGTAGGGTCATCTGTAAAAGAACGAATAGGAATACCACCAATTGTTATTGTGTAATCATTATTAGGATTAATCAGACCTAACCAGCTATACTTTTTTGATAAACACAATCTTTTAATGCGATTCTTTTGGCGAGCAAATGTACAGGTGGCTCTAGAATAATTGTCATCATCTATCGAAGATAATAAGTCATGTGTATCTTCCTGTACTTTAAGAAGAATTTCCGCAATAACAGACAATCGTTCTGCAGTTAGCTGTGGATGGAATTCCCAGGGTACCGAGTAGTTTTGCATCGTGTCACGATCCTTTTCAGTGCAAAAAGTTTATTTTGTCAACCTGAATAATGGTGCAAATTTTCTACTTTGTCAACTAACCACTGTTAACTTTTACAGTTCCTTGGTTTTTACTGTAACCCTCAATGCACACTCACATTTTCATCACCGATTCCCTGAATTACTGCTGTTATTCCTGCCATTATTAACCTCGCTTTAATTTCTCAACCCGCGCCAATATTGACGCCGCTTTCTGTTCCCGCTTCGCTTCTTTTTTCTGTAACTCCGCTGCAACTACCTGCTGCCGCTTTTTGTGGGCGGCAGCAGTCCGTATCACCCTGATCACGCCGTTTTCAAGGTAATAATGTTCATCACGTAAAATCAGTGGTTTTCCTGCCAGTAACTGCCGTGCCAGTGCTTCCGGCGGCGTAGTGATACCCGTCAGATGAAGTAATTCATCCAACTGGTCTGTTAATTTGGTAATTTCTGGTGTCACCGGCGATGAACCCGGCACACAAACCGGCGGTTTCGGTTTGCTCAATGGCTGTTTTCTGCGGCCATTGTCCAGGCATCTCCCGTTCAGTGAAATGAAGTAACGTTCTGCTCCGATTTCAATACTGCCGTCTGCGGCCAGCTTTTCGGCCTGCTCCTGAGTCAAATCCGTATTTACTGACGCAATGCCCTCAGTAATCACACGCAATACCTTTTTACTAAGCTGTTTTTTCTTACGTTTTTTAGTTGGTTGCGAGTTATCGCCACCCTCTGAAACGTTTTCTTTCCCAACCGCAAACACACACTGAGCCGTTGGCACCGTTCTGTTAATTCCTCTCCCGTTTTTGTTTAAAATTTCAGCTAACGGAGAGTTATTGACAGAACTCCTAGGGGCGGCAAAGCCGCCAAGAAAAACCAAAGACCCCTTGTCTGTGGTATCTGTGCCCTGTTCTTCAGCTTCTGTGCTGCCTGATTTTTTAGGGACAATTTTCCATTTTTTGGATCGGGTGCAGACTGTTGACGCTTCACCAGCAATTCTGGAATAGATGCCGTAAATGTGTTCGACTATCTCGCCGTAGGCGTTTGGCTCGTCTTTGTCTTCATATCTGATGCCGATGACATAGTTTTCACGCGGCGTCAGCACGCCGCCCATCAGGTCAACAAATGAAGCCCAGCAGCCCACATCGGCAGCGGCGAGAATGTTGTCCATTGCCTTATCGGCCAGCAGGGGTTTTTTAGGGTCGTATTGATTGTTCTGCATCAGGATTGATACAAGCTGGTTATTCAGTTTACGCAGCTCGCGCCACACGGTGACCGGCGGTTGCCCGATTGGCTGATACTGACGAATGCGGTAACGACTAGCCCATGCGGTCGCAAATTTAGCGGTGTCTTTCAGAGGTTTGCCGGTTTCATCGTCCAGCTCGCCGTCAAGCGCGTACCCGTCGATATTTTTTGAAATGTATTTAGCGATATAGGCCGTTGCACTGCCTTTGCGTGGATCCATGCGCTTAACGTTGAAACGGGCGCGGGCATCCGGCACCAATTCCTCTTTATCCATTTTTGTCGCATAGGTATGAATGATGCGGGTGATCTCTTTTCTTTCTTCCGGACGCATAAACAGCAGTAAATGCCAGTGTGGAGTTGAATCGTGATGCGGTTCCGCCACGCGGAACCCGTACACTCGCAGCCCTTTGCGGCCGAGTTTTGAACCGATGTTCGCCCACAATTTTGATAAATACCGCTGGGCTTCCGGCGGTCGGATATGATCCCACTTATCATTCATGCGGCCTTTATGATTGGTGGCGTGATACCGTGACGGGCAGGTGATCGTATAAAATACGCCAACGTCCCCGCGTTCCTGTGCCACAAATTCAACGCCCTGCATTCTGGTCATCAGCTCATTGCGGCGTAATGTCGGGTTACTGACGCTACCGAGTACCATTGCCTGAAGTGAAGCGCGTTTCCCGTCTTCATCTTCCAGCTCATGATTACGGAAAAACTCACTGTTGCGCTGCCGCTGTTCAGTGAATTCTTTCATCCCGTCCTGGCTGATATACGGATGTGCTTTTCTGTGAACCTGATTACTCGCGCGGAATAAATCTTCCCGCCAGTCGCAGCGCAGCCGCCATAACTGACGCTCCCACCAGTCCGCACTGACCATTCTTGCTATTTCACTGAATGCAGGATCAATCGGCGGCAGTTTGTCACGTCCGCATCGGTCTTTTTTCGGCTTCAACGCCTGCCATCCCGGCACGTTCACGCGCAGAGAAAACACCTCAGCCGCAAGCATCCGGTACACATCAATGACATCTTTTTCAGATACTTTATCCATTCCGCCGAGGCGTTCTATCTCAGTATCAAGCATCTCAGCGACACGGGCGGCGATTTCATTCGCGAGGGTTTTAATGCGCGGTTTATCCATGCCCGGCAGATGCGGATACAGATTCTGATAATAAGCTGACAGGAGTTTATAAGGCCGGACAGTATGATGTTTTCGTGTTTCTGTCAGACGCAATAAGGCTTGCTTAACGGTTTTCGTTAAGAAAGCATCACTGTGTTTTTGTGCACGGCTGCGCTTCAGCCAGGAGAGCCGCCGTTCATACCATGCACGGATAAAGTAAGGCTCTTTCTGTAATCTGGCCTCTATCGTTTCAGGGCTTTTAACCCATCCGTCACACTCTTCTTTCCATTCTTTTTTTGCCTGCTCAACCGCATTTCTAATGTGAGCTTCCAGCGCCTTTGACCGGACATGCTGCGATACATACGCCTGCATTTCTGCCGGATCTGACAACTGGCGTTCTTTATAGATACCAGCCAGATATTCGTTGGTATTTTTGTTATACGTGAAAATCGGCATCGGTTCCCCGGTGCCGATATATTCCCACTTATCGCCGTTGACATAGGCGTAATCGATGGGTGTTAGCTGCTCCATCAGCAACCACCCAGCACAGCAATAATTTCAGGTGCTTTCTTCCGGTTGCCATTGCCAGCAATGGTACGCGGAGCTTCTATTTCGTGGATGGTGAAGCCTAAATCTGCATACAGCTCTTTTGCGGCCAGCGAGTTTGATACTGTGACCGGATTGCCCTGAATATCATTTAAATCCTTTAAGGCAACGGCCAGTGCCTCATTGTCGGCATCTGTAAAGCCATTGGTGTGATACTGTGTAAAGCCGGTTCCCATGTATGGCGGATCACAATACACACCGTCACCGAAATCGATCAGAGATAATGTGTCCTGCCATGTAAGACGCTGAATACTGGCTTTTTCTGCTTTAGCTGCAAATGCGCGGATTTCTTTTTCAGGAAAGTATGTTTTTTTATAATTTCCGCACGGTACATTAAACCCACCTTTCTGATTGTAACGGCACAAACCGTTATAGCAGTGACGGTTTAAGTAAATAAAATATGCGGCTATATATACCGGCGTTAATACATCACGCATTTCATTAAAAAATTTCCTGTGGGCGTAATATTCAGAATTAAAATGCTCTGTCCTGAAGAGTGACCCTGCTATAAATAAAACTGAATTTATACTTTCTGAAGCTAATTGTTGATACATGGTAATTAAATCAGAATTCACATCCGCAATTAAATACTGCTCATAGTCAGTATTCATCATCACAGCACAGGAACCAGCGAAAGGCTCAACTAAGCGTTTTGTTTTTGGCAGGTGCGGACGCAGTTGTTCCATGATGCCGACTTTTGAACCTGCCCATTTGAGGATGGTTTTCTCAGCCATCTCACACGCTCCGGTAATGTATATTTTTCAGTTCATCAATTGCCTGGCAATCAATGCACATGGTGCAGCCGATCACAGCGCGGCGGCGTGACTCAGGGATTGGTTTGCCGCACCCCTCACATTCAAACGCTGACACACCCACAGCAGTAATACGGGCGGCGGCTATCTGGCTTTCAAGCACAAGCGCGGCGTGGTCATTGGCGCGGTCGATTTCATCAGACATGGTTCAGCTCTCCCGCTTCGTTTTCGATGCGCTCAGCCTCACCATTGAGCAGGTGATAGATTTCTGTTGGCGTCATTTTCTGTCTTAACGCTTTATGGGAAATGGTACGTAAACGATAGGCAAACCCGTCAAGCAAGGTTTTGCGCTCGTCTTCGCGGTTGGCTTTGATGTTTTCAGCTACAGGGGTGAATATTGGATCCGGAAATGATTTCATTTTAAAACCTCATTTTTAGGTAATAAAAAGCCCTGACCGGTTAAGGTCATTATTTATCTTTCAGTTATTTACTTAATTGCTAAGTCTGTCGGAAATATTGATGCCACTGCTTTTATTTGGTTAATTGCCTCAATAAACCTCACCTGTTCGTTATGTGTTAATTGTTCAAATTTAAAGCTATGCTTTTCTTTTTCTATTTCCGCTAAAAAGAAAATCATACTCAAAACACGATTATTATTTCTGACTTTATTATTACTGTGTGAACGTAATTCTTTCATAAAGTCATCCATGCCAGCATTCAGTGGCTTACCCTGAATTTGGAACAAATTTGCCCGCATTTTTGCAGCAAGATTCATCCCATCAATTTTTTCATCTATAGCCATAGATACAGCTCTGTCCCATCTTGGTGCACGATGTATTTCCGGTTTTCCTCTCCCGGCACCTTCCGTTACCTGCAAATCAGCTGCTGTATTCATACCCCCTCCAACGATTAATAATCCGATTTTTTAGCCATGATCGGGAACATGGTGTGTGGTATATTTGCCATGTCTGATGTTTCTTCACGGGAACCAGACATAACGACCACCAAAACAGGAGTTACTACTTTGATAGAACTTTGTAACCAGCATCATTCAATACTGCTGCCAGAACATCTGAAAGTACTGATAAATCAGCCTGCTGTAACAGGCGTTTCCAATATTCAGCGGCTCTCATCCGATCAATAGATAGTGATAATTGCATTTCAATTACCGCTTTATAATCATCAAATAAAGCCTGGTATTCTTTATTACGCTCAGAGAGGGTTCCCATATGTCTGCTCCTGATAATATTGTAAAATTTAATGAAGTAACCGGTGTTATTCTTGCCTCACTGTATGAAAGTTTTCCTGTAAAAAAATCCTTTGAAGTTACATCTCTTTTTCCTGAAACCGCCGTTGAACCTTCTGATAAACCTATAATAAATCATGAGGCAATCTTTGTTACATCAGCCACAGAGTGGCTCTTTCAAACAGGATATATTTCTGTTAATAAAATTATTTTCGGGCACTCCGTCCGCGATGCTGTATTAACAGCAAAGGGATTAGAGTTATTAAAATTAACACCTGATGCTATCGGGCCGTCATTTGGCGATAAATTACTTGAAGCAACAAAATCCGGCATGAAAGATACCATCGTAAATGTATCATCAGCGGTATTAACATCGGGAATTTCATTACTCTATAAAACTCTCGGTAGTTAACCATATTCGCTGGGCAGAATAACTTCATTTTCTGCCTTCAAATAATCTATCAATAAATCCCGTCGCCTGTGCCAATGCATCAAACTTGCCAAAGGAATCATCACCCAGCGTAACGCGGTACTGCGTAATTTTTCTTGTAGCGTTACGTGGCAGCTTGTGGACACTGAAACCGCGATAAATAGAACAGTGCGACTTGTAACGAATAAGCTGGTAATTAACCTGTTGCATTTTTTCACCTGTCAGCAGTGAGGTTTACCCAAACCAAGCCACGCTAACCAGCCATCGCGCATTTCTTCCGGCAGTGATTCATACGCCAGTTTCAGCCCGGCATTCCACGCTGGCAAATAAACGTAATACTCGCCCCGCTTACCTTTCGGATCTTTCATCTCAACAACCGGTAACTTGCCATCTTTGCGCATATCAGAAATTGCCTGCTTAGTTTTTCCGATCATTTCTGCAAATTTCGCCTCTGTCACACAATCCGAGGCTATTGGTGTCTTTACGATTTCCTTAGTCATCTGTTAATCTCTCTTGTTGTGGCTCTTTTTAGCCCCTTGGTGCCCTTTGCTACTTAGCAATTGGGTTTTTATTTAGCTATAGATTTGCAGATTAGGGATTATATGTCAATGCAGCAATCAGATAAATTGAAGCTTATTCGTGACTCTGAAAGAATGAAAACAAAGGATATCGCTGATTTAATTGGGATTAATTATCACACGTACCATGGTTATGAATCGGGGAAATCTAAAATGCCAATGGAGGCTGGAATGAAATTATTCAAACACCCTCGATTTAGAAAATATCGCGACTGGTTCATGTTTGATGAAGTCAATCCCGAGGCTGGTCAGATAGCACCAGTCCTAGCACACAATGGGCAGGACGAAACAACATCACCCCGCTCAGACAAGAAAACTGGTTAACAATACATCTGGATTTTTGTGAATTCATTGATTCACAAAGTCTTTGCGCCTTCGGAGGGCTTTCTTATGTCGATTAAGAAACTCAAAGATGGTCGCTATGAAGTGGACATTCGTCCGGCTGGCCGTAACGGAAAACGTGTCAGACGGAAATTTGATAAGAAGTTCGAAGCAATCAATTTCGAACGGTACATCATGGCCAACCATTCAAAAGAATGGGAGCCGAAGCTGACAGATAAACGTAAGCTGAGTGAACTGACAGATTTGTGGTGGAATTCGATAGGAAAACACCAGGAGCATTCACACAATCACAAATACCGTGTTGAACAGTTCTGCCGCCTGATGTCTGACCCGACAGCAGCACAGATCACGAAATCACTGATATCCCGTTATTGTCAGCTCAGGATGTCACAAGGGATCAAGGCATCGACAATTAACAGGGAAATCACATGTGTGAGAAGTGTATTCACTTATCTGATAGAAACGGAATTATTTAAAGCGGAGCATCCGTTTAACGGATTTAAAAAGCTGAAGGAACAACCGACAGAAATGTCGTATCTGAGTAGTGAGGAAATTGCAGCGTTGCTGAAGAAATTAGAAGGTGACGACTATAACATTGCCGTTTTGTGTCTGAGTACCGGCGCACGCTGGGCGGAAGCTGTACGGCTGAAGCGGGAACATATTATTCAGAATAAAGTGCGGTTCACTTATACGAAAACACGTAAACCGCGCATTGTCCCGATCTCAGACGAACTGGCTGAACTGATTTGCCGGGATAAAAAAGACCTGCTTTTCCCGAAGGTATCTTATCTGCATTTCAGGAAGATTTTAAAAGAGACAAAGCCCTCTTTACCGACAGGACAGGCAACACATGTTCTGAGACATTCTTTCGCAACACACTTCATGATGAACGGAGGGAGCATTATCACATTGCAGCGGTTACTTGGTCATTCAAGCCTCAGCCAGACGATGACCTATGCGCACTTTGCACCTGACTTTTTGCAGGATGCGGTTATGTTCAATCCGTTGAAAGGAGGATGCGGGATCTGA